TCACGCGGTTGTAAGCTATCCAATTAAGGATAACCTTGCCAATGTTGGCACAAATGCTCTCGGCGCTGTTGTAGGTGCAACGCCATGGACGTTTGAAGGTTCTTCAGCAATTCCAGAAATTGAATTGAAGGTTGACAGCTATTCAATCACTGCTCGTACTCGCAAGTTAAAGGCAGAATGGTCGCCTGAACTTGGTCAAGACTTAAATGCTTATCACAACCTCGACGCCGAAGTTGAATTGACAAGCATGCTCTCAGAGCAAATTGGTCTTGAAATCGATCAAGAAATCTTGAACGATCTTGTTAAGGGAGCAACCGCAGGAACCAAGTATTGGTCACGCCGCCCCGGTAAGTTCGTAAACCGCACTACTGGTGCTGATATTTCGGCTGGTACTACGCCTCCTGATTTCACAGGTAACGTTTCAATGTGGTACGAAACTCTTGTTGAAACAATCAACGATGTATCTGCGCTAATTCACCGTAAGACACTACGCGGTGGCGCAAACTTCTTGGTATGCTCACCAGAAGTTGCTAATATCCTAGAATTCACCAGCGGATTCCGCGCATCTGTAACAAACGATGCAGAAAAGGGCTCTGTCGGTGCAGTTCGCGTTGGTGATATGAATAAGAAGTGGGACGTTATTGTTCACCCATACTTCTTGCGCAACGTAATCTTAGTTGGTCGTAAGGGCAGCAGCTTCCTAGAAAGCGGCTATGTATATGCTCCTTATGTTCCACTACAGAGCACTCCAACCATCTTTGATCCGAGCACATTCATGCCTCGCAAGGCGGTATTAACTCGCTATGGCAAGTCAATGGTTCGTCCGGATATGTACGGTTTGGTTGTGGTGGCCGACCTAGAAGGATAATATTAGCTAAATAATTAAAGAGTTCGCTCTTTGCCCCGCTGCTAAAAACAGCGGGGTTTTTATTTGTGAAGAAGACTGAAAACAAAACTATTTATTGTACTATTTCCGAGGATTATAAATAATGTCTCTTCCTAATTTCTCACCAGTATCACAAATGAGCAAGGTAATATTGCCAGAAACTGGTAGTACAGATAATGTTACAACTTCTACATTGCCGTTTGGAGTATATGTTTCAACGGATCATTGGACAACAGAACAAATAGATTCATATAAGACAGGATCGGTTGAGCAGGTTGCTTTCACATATAAAAAGCTCGGCGGCGACGTATTGGATATCGAGTTAGCAGAAACGCAGGTTCATGCAGCATATGAAGAAGCGGTGCTAGAATATTCATACTTGATCAACATTCATCAGGCTAAGAATGCGCTTCCATTTGTTCTCGGACAAGACACCGGCTCTTTTGATAGCGATGGTCAATTAACAGGTAGCAACGCAGATGATTTAGCAAATGCCTCTTTAGCGTTTCCAAAAATGCAGTTTACATATGCTAAAAACGTTTCAATGGGCGTAAATACTATTGTTGGTGTAAATGGCGACGAGCCAGTATATTCTGGTTCTTTTGATATGGTTGCTGGAAAACAGGATTATGATTTACAAGCTGCTGTTTCTGCTTCTGCTGCCGCTAATGGTTGGCAAATTGACGGAAAAAGAATTAACGTTCTCAAGGTATATTATAAAACAATTGGTGCCATGTGGAATTTCTATGGATATTTCGGAGGCTTAAATGTTGTAGGCAATCTTAGCACATATGGTCAGTTTGCTGACGATAGCACTTTTGAAGTGATTCCGGCTTGGCAGAATAAATTGCAAGCAATGGCATATGAAGATGCAATAAAAACGAGAGTGAGCGATTGGTCATTCCAGTTAAGAAACAATATATTACGTATATTCCCAACACCAAATACTTCTTCTCCATTAAAATTCTGGTTTGATTTCACAGTTAGTTCCAATGCTTGGACAACAATGCCGCAAGTTTCTGGTTCTTCTGTTGCGAGAACTGCGACAAGCGGCGTGAATAATATGAATACACTTCCATTCCAGAATCTTCCATATGATAAGATAAACAGCATGGGTAAGCAATGGATTCGTAGATTTGCTTTGTCGTTGGCAAAAGAAATGCTAGGATATATTCGTAATAAGTTTGATAAGGTCGCAATTCCCGGCGATTCTGTTGTTTTGAACGGCGATAAATTAATTGCCGAGGCTAAAGAAGAAAAAGAAAAGCTTCGTGAAGAATTAAAAGCTCAATTAGCAGAAATGACATATACTAAATTAGGCGAAGATAGCGCAAAGATTATGGAAGACGTTGGCAAGGTTCAATCGTATATTCCTAATTTGATTTATGTGGGGTAATATAAGTGGCTAGAAAAAAGACAAAACACAGTATGTCACCTAACGCGGCATCTCAACCGGATGCCCCTCCACCGCCATTATTCTTAGGCGAGAAAGAGCGCAATTTCGTCAAGCAAATTAATGATGAAGTTATTGAGAGAGTTATTGGTCAAACTGTAACATATTATCCTATCAGCAGAGAACACACTAATTTTCATCCTGTTTACGGAGAGGCTATACAAAAGACTTTTTTGTCTCCAATAAAAGTTCATGCCCTCGTCGAATGGGAAGGCAGCAAAACAACAACTGACGCTTTTAGCATTGATCGTGTAACAAGTATAACAGTTAATTTTCATCGCCGTCGCTTAACAGAAGATCAAGACTTATATGTAAGAGAAGGTGATTTTCTATTATATGGTGATGTCTTTTATGAAATTGTTACCTTAACAGAGGCGAAAAATCTATTTGGTCAAGTTGACCATAAATTTGAAATAATCGCTAAATGTATAAAGGCTCGTGAAAGCGTCTTTAACGCCAAATAAAAAATAAATATAGTATTTTGAAACATAGAACTACTATTTATAATAAGTCATTCTAAGACTACAATTTTAGCTTCACTCCCAGAGGAGAAATGAATAATGTCAGTTTCTAAATTCAGATTTGTGTCGCCCGGTGTTCAGACTGCCGAAATCGACAATTCACAGTTACCAAAATTACCAGAAGAAATCGGACCAGTTATTATTGGTCGCTCCCTTCGTGGCCCAATGATGCGTCCTGTCCGTGTTGAAAGTTTCTCGGACTTTGTTGACGTATTTGGAGAACCAGTTGCCGGTGGTGCTGGTGGCGATATTTGGAGAGATGGCAATAAGACAACTCCTACATATGGGGCTTATGCAGCGCAGGCATATTTAAAGAATTCATCACCAGTGACATTTATTCGCTTGGGCGGATTTGAGCACGATGAGGCAACAACTGGTCTAGCTGGTTGGGAAACAAATTATGCTTATGGCTTATTCTTCGCCAATGCAGTATCTGGCGCTTCTGGATGGGTTGTATCTGGATCTGCCGCGCTCGGAGCAATAATCTATACCTCCGGAACAGCAGGTTTGGTAGGAAGCGGATTAAACCAATTAACCACAGATTCTGTTGTTAACAAGGAAGCAACTTGGGTTCGTATCGACAATATTGGTCTAGAAACCAGAATAGTATTGAATGGTACTACTTCAAGCATTAACTTTGATGAAGATTCAAAGAAATATCTAAGAAAGGTGTTAAACACCAACCCAACTGCCTATGCAGATAATGATTATTTCTTAGGTGAATCATTTGTTACATGGTTAACGGATAGTGGATTAAGCTTAGATGTTGATAAAAATGATGCATCTAGCGCAGCGGCCATTTTGCTAAGATTAAGCGGATATCAGAATCAAAAGCAAGGCGCTCTTGATGCAGAATCTGGCTGGATCGTTTCGCAACACTTGGGAGTTACTAGCTCATTTACCGCCGATGCAAGCGGTTCATATGGCGAACTACAAAACCTTTTCAAGTTCGTTGGCCTCTCAGAAGGTGAATGGAATAGCCAGAATCTAAAAGTTTCAATTGAGGACATCAAGGCACCTCTTAACGAATATGTTAAGTATGGTACATTTACTGTATCTGTAAGAAAGATGGGAGACAGCGATCTACGTCCGGAATATGTAGAAAGATTCTCTGGTTTGAATCTCGATCCTTCATCTGACAACTATATTGCTAAGAGAATTGGCGATAAATACACAGAATGGAACTATACTCAACAGTCTTATGTGGAATATGGAACTTACGATAATAAGTCAAAGTTTATTCGCGTCGAAATGGATGCAGATGTTGATGACGCCAAGACAAATCCAAACTTATTACCATTCGGATTCTATGGCCCTATAATGTATGCTAACCAGACCGTAACAGGTTCTGGAACCGCAGGAACAGCTTTGACAAGTGTTTTGGCTGGTAACAACATCACGGGCGCTCTGGCATATACAGCCAGCTTTGCAATGCCGCAAATGCCTTTATTGAGCAATAGCAGCGTAAGCACTGTTACCTCGTTCTCGTCAATGTATTGGGGAGCACAGACAAATCTTGATAACTCTAGAAAGTTAAATAAGGACTTCCAAGATTTCTTAAGAGCATCGCCAGCAACATTTACCGCAACAAAGACACAGTTCTTGTTCTCGCTCGACGATATTTCCGGTGCCATATCAGCAGGTGAAGTTGTAGAATCTGCTGGAGCTTCATGGGCCGAGGGAAATCGCTCATCTGGCGTATCAATTACTGCCCAAGCCGGAACAGATGCATTATTAGCAAAGTTCAATAAGTTTACTGTTCCTTTAATGGGCGGAACAGACGGCGTGGATATCACTCAGCGTGATCCATTCGCAAATTCAATTCTTGGAACGGGAACTCAATATACAAACTACGCGTATAATAGCGTCAAGGTGGCTATTGAAAGCATGGCAGATCCAGAAGTTGTTGAAACAAACCTAGCGGTTATGCCGGGCATCACAGTAAATGGCCTAAACAGTATGCTTATTGAAAAGTGTGAATTAAGAGGAGATGCTCTCGCAATAGTTGATTTGGAAGGCGACTATAATCCAGAAACTAAAGTAAAGCCAGATGTAGATGCAGTTATTACAGAAATTGATAACTATGCAAATACAAGCTATGGATGTGCATTCTTCCCATGGGTTCTTGTGAAGGACACCATTAACAACAATAAGATCTGGATGCCTCCTTCTGTTGTGGCATTGGGAACATTCTCAAGCTCGCAAAAGAAAACAGAATTGTGGTTTGCCCCAGCCGGATTTAACCGTGGCGGATTAAGCGATGGTGCTGCTGGTTTGCCAGTATTGCAGACTTCGTTGCCATTAAAGTCTACTAGACGTGACGACTTGTACGAGAAGAATATTAACCCGATTGCCTCTTTCCCGCAAGAAGGAATTGTGGTAATGGGACAAAAGACGCTTCAAGTAACGCCTTCGGCTCTTGACCGTATTAACGTTCGTCGCTTAATGATTTATCTAAAGAAGGAAATCAGCCGTATGGCCTCCACAGTTCTATTTGACCCGAACGTGGAAGTTACATGGAAGCGCTTCTTAGATAAGGCAAATCCTTTTTTGGCAAGCGTTCAATCGAGATTCGGCCTATCAGAATACCGCGTAATTCTTGACGAAACCACAACTACGCCAGATTTAATTGATCGTAACGTGGTATATGCCAAGATTATGGTAAAGCCTGCTCGCGCGATTGAATTCATCGCACTCGACTTCGTGATTACGAACACGGGCGCAAGTTTTAATGATTAATAAATAAAAAATGAATTTGGTGACTATATAAAATTATAGTCACCAAACTTAGGAGAAATAAACAAATGGCATTTTGGAGCGCAGTCGGACCAGAACCTAAAAGAAATCATAGATGGGTTGTTAGATTCAGCCCGCCAGATGCGTCTAGTATTACCTACGCTCTGAAAAAGGTAGATAAGCCAAAGGCAAAGATTGGCGAAGTAGAACACAAATATTTAAACCACTCATTCTGGTATCCCGGCAGATTATCTTGGGAGCCGATTAATATGACGTTCGCTGCGGTTTCAGAACCAGATGCAACTTATATTATAGACCTTATTACTAAGCAGGCTGGCTATGGCGTTCCTAACAATGCTGGTTTGACAAATGATCAATTGGCGACGATTGGTAAGAATAAGTTCCGTGGTGCCCTTGGAGCAAGTATTGATATTTATCAAGTAGACGCCAATGGTATGACCAACGAAATGTGGCAGGTATTTAACCCATTCTTTACAAATATTCAATATGGAGCGCTAGATTACAGCAATGAAGAAATTGTTGAAATTCAATGCACCGTAAGATTTGATTGGGCAAAGTTAACTGCTCCAACAAACAGCGCCGGTCAATCAACCGATTCAGCCGATGTTGGCCCACGTCCTGCTGGTGGTGGAATCTTCCCGTAATAAAAAACAAAATAAAAAATCTATATACCATCTATTTAAGTTTATATGGCATTCTGGTCTGACAATAACTCTCTAGAACCCCTGCGACAAAATAGGTGGTATATGCGTTTTGCGTTCTCGGACATACAAAACTATGTTTTTGCTTTAAAAGAATGCACAAAGCCATCATACAAAATAGAGTCTACACAGCATGTGTTGATAAATCATACGTTTAACTATCCCAAGAACCTTGTTTGGCAACCAATAACAATTAAACTAGTTACAGCAAGAAATAACTGTAATTGCTGGCTTCTTTCTCAAGCGGTTGAAAGTCACACTAGAATATCTGGCTATTTAACCCCCGATAAAGAACAAAAAGTTCAAATTGGCAAATTATCCATGACCAATGCCTTTGGAGGTTCTTTGGATATAATTCAAGTTGATGAAGACGGTGAAGAACTAGAAAAGTGGGAATTAATTAATCCCATAATTACTGATGTTAAATATGGTACTTTAAGCTATGAAAATGATGGCTTTGTAGACACTGATTTAACCGTATTGTATGATTATGCTAAATATGCTGAAGTGGGCGGCGATCACATAGACGGCCTAAATCCATATCCAGTCAGCCCCGGCAAACCAAAGCCAATAAAGTCTTTAGGAGCATCAGATCTGCCAGTATCGACGACTACAGGACTTGCTTAAAAAAAACATCTTTAGTAGTATAATAACAACACGAAAGCGTAGGTATATATGCGTAATAATTTTGAACGTCTTGGCGTAGAAGCACAAAAGCAAGATAATGTTGCCGAAGAGCAGGCTATGTTGCAGCCGCAGTCTCAATTAAGTTTTATAGTTCCAACAGAGTTAGTGGACTTGCCGTCAAAAGGCATGTTTTATCCTCCAAATCACCCACTGTATAGAAAAGATACAATAGAAATAAAACAAATGACTGCTAAAGAGGAAGATATTCTTACCTCTAAAAACCTTCTTAAGAAGGGGGTGGCATTAGATAAGCTTTTACAAGCTCTGGTGGTTGATAAAAAAATCAACACAGATTCTTTAACCCAAGAAGATCGAAGTGCCATTGTTTTAGCCGCCAGAATTTCAGCATATGGGCAAGAATATGTTACTACAGTTACTTGTCCTTCGTGCGGGAATAAATCAAAGGATTCTTTCGATTTATTGGAAAAGCTAGATGTTGTCGAACAAGCACCTCCTGCCGTGGTTGATGAAAGTGGTCTTTTAAACATAACCCTTCCAAAAACTGGTTGGAAAGTTAAATGCCGCGTTTTGAACGGTTACGACGAAAAAGAAATGACAAGACTTGCAACGGCCAAAAAGAACTTGTCAGAAGCCGACTCTCAACTAACAGATCAAATGAAAATGACTGTGGTTTCTATAAACGATGTTACCGAGCAAGAGCTTTTAACTACGGCGATAGAAAGCATGCCAGCAAAAGATTCCAAGTATCTTCGTACTGTTTATCAAGAAACCGTTAAGGGCGTTGATATGCGACACACATTCAAGTGCAATTCCTGTGATTTCCAAGGAGTCTTGGAGGTGCCGCTTAACGCAGACTTTTTTTGGTTTAAGTGAAGCGTACCAAATTAATGTTTATGAGCAGTTTTTCTATTTGAAATATTATGGCGGCTTCTCTATAATGGAGAGCTATAATCTGCCAGTTGGCTTGAGAAAATGGTTCGTAGAAAAGCTACTAGAACAATTAAAAGAAGAAGCTGATGCTTTGAAAAAGAAGTAATATTTGGGCAAGATCATAATCTTGCCCATTTTCTTTTCTAAACTAATTAAGTAGTAGTGTATATTTTGGGCAATATTCAATGGCTGATAACGATAATATAATTCAGACAGCAAAGATGAACGAACTCTTGAAGCAGAGAGATGATCTATTAGCAAAAATTGCTAATAAATATGCTGATATTACTGTAAAAAATAAGGTTGAACTTGAGGATATTCAAAAGAAAATAGACCTAGAAGAGTCAGCACAGAAGGCGCGTCTTGAGCAAATTGCCGAGCTTGAAAAAATAACTAACGAGTTAAAAGAACAAGAAAAGAACGAAAAGGACAAAAATAAGCAAAAGCAAATACATCAAGAATATCTCAAAAAAGAAATAGAACTAGAAAAGCTGATTTGGAAAGAAAAAGAAGCTATAAATGACACAAATAAAGAGGACAAGGAAAAGCACGAAGAATACTTAAAGTCTCTTCAAGGCGAGCTAGACAAAGAAAAGCAAATAAACGAACAAAAGCAGAAAGGTATAGATCTATTAAAAAAGACAGAAGCTGGTCTGTCTACAATAACAGGCGGCTTAACGACCAACTTATTTAACTTAATTTCTATTAATGGCATATTGAGCAATATTGGCAATATGTTTAGAGAAGTTGTCGAATCAAATGAAAAACTAGCAAAAGTTACTGGTCAAGTCGGCCTTATGTCAGGCGATATGGCTACTGGCATGGCTCAATATGGCGTTGGATATTCTGAAATGGCAGAGTCTGTCGGATCTCTATACACAGAAATGACGAGCTTTTCAAATGTCAATAAGGGAATACAAACTGATTTAGCGCAGAATGCTGCTAAGATGAACAATCTTGGTATATCCACGCAGACTACCGCTAAGAATTATGATCTTTTAAATAAAGCTTTAAAGTTTAACGCCAGCGAGTTGGCGGCAATAAACGATAAAATAGCTAAATCAGCTCGTGGTGCCGGTATAGCACCATCTAAAATGGCTGGGGATTTTGCTGCCGCAATGCCACAATTGGCCGCTAATGGTAAAAAGGCAGTAGACGTGTTCATCCAGCTAGAAAAGCAGTCAAAAGCACTAGGAATTGAAATGAATTCTTTGCTTGGGATAGTTGGTGCCGGATTTGACACTTTTGAAGGAGCCGCAGAAAAAGCAGGTCGCTTGAATGCGATATTAGGTGGTGATTATTTAAACAGCGTTGAAATGCTCAACGCCACAGAAGCTGAAAGAGTTGAAATAATGAGAAAGTCTTTTGAGGCTTCTGGAAAATCGTTTGAAACAATGGATCGCTTTGAACAAAAAGCCGTGGCTTCTGCTTTGGGTTTAAAAGACGTTACAGAAGCACAAAAGCTATTTGGTGAAATGTCGCTAGAAAACAAAATGGCAATGGAAGCTGAAGCGGTTGGTCAAAAAAAGCTAGAAGAATCACAAAAACAAGCAGCCTCTTCTACCCGCCAATTACAGCTAGTATATAATGATCTCCTGAAAGTAATAGCCCCAGCAGCAGAAATATTTAAGAAGATGGTTAATTATATAGCAGAAAATTCAACTCAATTCGCTATATTATTTACCGCCATTACTGCTCTTTTTTCTATTGGTAAGATCATTACTTTCCTTGGAGGCATTGCCTCTGCCTTGAGTAGTCTTGGGGTTGTTGCCAAAACTGCTGCCCCGGCTGTTGGTAGTGGCATGGGCGAAGCGGTTGGTAATTTTGGAAGAAGTGCGGCATCCGCAATACCAACTATATTGGCCTTTGGAGCTGCTATTGCGCTTATAGGCGTTGGTATTGGCGTCGCGGCATATGGAATAGGTCACTTGGCAGAATCTTTTGGTAAGCTAAATAAAGAGCAAATAGAGGGAGTCGCCATGGCAATGGGCAAGTTAATGGTTGTCTTGGCGGTCGCTGCTGTAGCCATTCTGGCGGCTGGTGCTGCTGGAACGTTGGCGGCTGGTGGCATGTTGGCATTTGGCGCAGCCGTATTATTAGTCGGCGGCGGCATAGCTGTTATGTCCGTTGGTATGGCAAAATTAGTTGATTCTGTGGCAAATCTAAACGCTAGTGGCTCTGCTGGAAATGGCCTAAAGATTATGAAAGAGTCGTTAATGGAAATAATCGACCTAATATCTGAGATGCCAGACGAAGTTGAATTCACAACAAAATTAAACCAACTCCAGACCATGGGACAAGTAATAAAAACAGCATCTGAAGCGGGTCCAGCTTTAACTCCGGCAAAAGATTTTGTTATAGCCGCAAAAGATTACTATATGGCTCAGAAAGAATCAAAGGATGCCGACACAGACGCTTTAGTACAGGCTTTCAAGAAGGTAATTCCCGCAACTCAGGAAACGCAAACTTCTAATAGACCAACTAATGGAACGCCAGTGATTCTAAAAATAGAAAACGGACCAGATTTAAGGGCATATGTTTTAGGCGGAAAAACTGGTATATTCTAAGAGATAATTAAATGGCTAAAATAAACGAAATAAACAACCTTGAAAAGAATCGCGCATATCGTATAAATATATATGCGTTCTCAAATGCCGATAATGATAAGAAAATACAGTTTCCTGCATTTATAACTGATTTTACCGATTCTTATAAAAGCAATTGGAAAGAAGAAGAAGTATACGGTAAAATGGATCCCATAGCAACCTTTAAAAACACTACTAGAACCATTACGCTTACATTTGATGTCCCGAGCGATTCTCTAGAAACAGCAAGAAGTAATTTAAGAGAAATGGATCGTCTTATTAGAGGATTATACCCAATTTATGATAACGGAATAAGAGGAACTGCTGTTCTTGTTTCGCCGCCAATGTTCAGAGTCAGATTTTCTAATCTAGTCAGAAATGTAGCACAGGTAGAAAACTCTAAAACATTGAGAACTGGCCTTTTGTGTTATATAAAGAATTTCGATTTCAAGCCAAAAGTAGATAGTGGCTTTTTTGTATCCGGCGAATCTCTATATCCAAAATTATTAGTTGCTAACTTGAATTTATCGATAATTCATGAACACGCTTTAGGAAAATATAACAACGAAGGAGCTATTGAGGCGAGAGCAAATTTTGATCGTTTTCCGCACGAGATTGGCGCAGCAGCCCGTCAGCCATATGTAAAAAAGTATAATTCAACATCTACGCAGACAACTAAAACTTCTGAAGAAGCAGAGCGAGAAGCCGTTGAATCTTTATGTATGAACTCTGGAGATTAAAATGACTAACCGTTACAGAAATAGAAGAATTGTAAAAAATGATCTCGAAATGTATTCTGACGCTTTCAAGAAGAGAAATATTAAGCACGTCCTACAATACACAACTCCAGAACTGGTGTTTATTAAAGAGAAGCAATATAAGAATCTCATAATATTAAAGCACGTTTGGAAGGAAGGCGACAGATATTACAAGTTGGCTGAAACCTATTATGGTAATCCAAAAGATTGGTGGATCATTGCAACGTTTAATCAACTTCCAACAGAATCAGACATAGCAGTTGGTGATATAATAAATATTCCTACACCAGTAGATCGAGTATTAGATTATATGGGTGAATAAAATGGCCGAAAGCTCAACAGAAAGGTTTGTTGCTTTAAGACAATTAGAAAAAGCTAAAGAAACCGGCGATAAACAAAGAATGGCGGCTGCACAAATAGCCATGGAACATTTGCCAGCGGCTAGGGGCGACTCTACGCCAGCGGAGAAAGAGGAAGACGTAGAAAAGAAAGCTGCTTTGCTAGAACAAAACCGTTTAAACGAGCAGGCTGCGTTGATCATATCAATGCCTGAACTTCTTTCTAAAATTGCTGTGCCTGCTTCTGATAGCGAACTAGAATCTTCCGAGCTGATAACGCCACAAAACAGACTATACAAAAACTTCACTCCAATAAGATCAGAAGTTGTTGGGCATTCGTATTTTACAAAAAACATGACCAAGACTCCTGCTATGAATACGTTTTTTAAAAAAATACCACCTCAAGTGATGTCCTTCTTGCTCCCATCTATAAAGGTATATAAAACGTTCTTCCCTGTAGACCAGTTTAGCTCTACTGCGCTAATAGATCGAAAAATAGAAGGCTATGACTGGAGAGTTCCTTTCGATGATATTCCTGTTTCTTACAGAGGAGAAGCAAGCGAGTTTGCTGTAGAGGATATAGAAAAACTATTAAGCGGGAATGGTGGCTTGCACACGGTAGGCATTAAATCCTTTTCTTACAAATATAGAGGAGTTAATCCAGCAGAAACAAACACCAACATTCATGCCACAATGGATATTTTTTTTCAAAACCCATCGGAGCTTGTTAGAGAGATAGAGTTTGGTTTTGATGATCCTAGATTTGTGTCAAGCCCATCGAACGTAGAACTTAAGCAGAGACTTAAATTCAGTTATTCAGACCTCGTTAATCAGTCTTCGCGCACTCGTGATAATTCTGATATGTTCAATGAAGAATATTATCGCTTGAAAGTGGAGTGCGGCTATGCTATGCCGCCAGCAAAAATCTTTGATGATATTTTAGAATCTGCTGGCTATGACGAAAAGGGCAAGCAAGAAATAAAAGAGGCTATTATTTCTTCTAGAGTGACGTTATTTTTAACTCCTTATGAGTATGATGTTGATTTTAGAGAAGAAGGCTCTGTTTTATTAAAGATTAACTTTACTGCGGCAGTCGATTCGCTGTTGGCGACACCTGACGCAGATATATTTGTCTTGTCAAAAGAAGCTAGAGAATTAAAAAAGTTGTCTGAGGAGTTCGCTGAATATATGGCCGCTACAAAGAAGACAAGTGAAATAGATAAGCTCTCAGAAAAGGAGAAATCTTGTCTTCCGTTGCAAGAAAAGAAAGATCTAATTGAGCGCTTTAAAACAAAATATCCTGAGATTTCTGGTAAAACGAATGACGAGGTGCTTGCGCTTTTAGAAGAAGAACGTGCAACTGCCTATAATAGTCTTTTTAGTTATTTAATAGGGAACGAAACGATACACGAAGATTCAATAAAGAATTTTGCTTTGAATCCAAAAGTATATATCGCCAAATTTAAACCAGATATTTTAGGTGTAAATACGGACGATAGTGAAAAAAGATTAGAGGCTTTTAAAGCTGGAAATCAAGTTTTAGATGTAGAAACTGGCTTTGACGAGCGAGAAGAAAAGTTTATTTATGGCGATGGGAACACAAATGATGAAAAGGCATTAAAAACAATTAATAACGAGTCGGAATTAAAACAAAGCGTATCGTCATATAATATTAAATTCATTTTATTGGGGGATTTATTTGATTTAATATTAGAAAGTCTTAACCATGTTAAACCGCTAGAGGATGCGCCAAGGATTTTTATCGGAGGAATACCAATAAAGATTCCCTTGGAGTTTACAGGAGTGCAGGCAAGCGGGTTTGTAGATTTCAGTCCAAATTTAGCTGATATACCCGTTTCTTTGAACCTCTTAAAAG